AATAAATTTATTTACTAATTATATATTCTTTTTCTTTTGGTTCTTTTCTTTTTCTTTTAAATGTCATTCATGATATATTAATATGTCATATATATTTACATTCATATCAGTTTTCTGATATATAATATGGTTAGTTGCTGCTCCTTTGATAGAAATGTTACTGATGACTCTAAGTAATCTGCCAAATTTCATTCAAAGATGTAAAGAGTTCCCACCGAGGATGTTTGGGGAGTCAGCGTTCCTTTTCTTAAAAGTCCATAGGTTTTTAAGATTTCATGACGTAATTAACCCATTCATAAGCAATTAGTTACCTAACACGGGTAACGTCATGGTTGTTTAAAAAACGATAGACTATCAGGTTTTTACTTGATAGTCTTTTTATATTATGTTATATATATCTTATATCAATTTATATTTATGAAAACTAAAAGAGACTATGTCAGGTATATGTGTAATTTTACACCTGATCAATATGAAAAATTAAAAGAAAAAAGCGATAGAGACGGAATTCCTATCGCTTATCAAGTTAGAACTGCTGTTAAAGAGTACCAGGATAAAGAAAGTTAATTTTTAGAATATTTACCTTTTTCTATTAACCAATCAAATTTATCAATCATATTTTTACAATTTTGACATTGTAATGCTGACCAGGCTAAATGATATATATGACCTAATTCATTACATTTAGGACATTTGATTGTAGCTCCAGAATATCTCTTGCATCTGGAATAACGTGTCATTGGTACAAATTCAGTCATTTTATAGTTATGTAAGGTGTTTGATCATCATATAAATATTTATTCTGATCCCACCAATCATTAATAACATCTTTTCCATTACAGAAAAAGTAACCTTCATCAGATTCTCTACATAGTTCTGTATAGTATTCTGCAAAATAATCATAATAATCTGGTGATAGATTATTATCTTGAGCTATTTCTTTAGCTCTATCAATGCAATGCTCTTCAAACTTTTCATTAATAAAAAGATTGTCAAGTTCGCACATAATTTGATTTGGTAATGGGTTGTCAATCATTCTTCATCCTCCTCATAAATTGGGTCAGATTCTTCTTCTAAATCAATGTCAGCTGGTGCATAATCTTTAATGCATTCCAAGAAATCAATAATTGCGTCATTGCTTTTTTCATCAAAATCATTTGATGTATTGCTTACGCATTGATCAATAAATTCATAAAGTTTCATTTTCGTTAGCGAATTCGTGTTTAAAATTGTTTAAGTAGTTTAAACAAATCATTTCTTAAATTACGTTTCATGACTGGATCAGTCTCTGTATCATAATCTCTTTCAAGATCAGCTATAAGACGTTTTTTAAGTTTGATTTTAATTTGTCTCTCTGTCTCAATCATGGAAGATCCAGACATAAAGTTCTCGTCTTCTAATTGATCACTGGCATCTTTAAACCAATCATAAAAAGTGCTTTTATGCACTTCTGGGTAAGTTTCAACCATTCGATCAATTATTTCATTTCGAGGTATGTTATCTCTTATTAATTCTTTAATAGAGATAAGACAATCTTCTTTATGTGGGTTGATTCTTACCATATTTAACCTTGAATTTTGAAAAATAAACGTAAGCTTCAACTGCTTTTAATTTATGTTTTTTAATAAGAATTTCATTTAATATGTAAGTTTTAGAATGAGTATCAAAATACTTTTTGATTTCATTGGTGATTTCTAAATTTTCTTTCATAATTAATTAACTTCCATAGCTTTTTTATATTCTTTTTCTAATTCTTTAGATATTTCTGCATACTCTTTAGGCCATCCTAAATAAGGTGTATTTATTTCGCATACTTCATTAAAGATCCAGGTAAAACCCTCATGTAAAACCATTTGTAACATTTGTTCTACTGGTCTTGCATCTGCTTTTGCTAAACATTTAATAGCTTTTGTTTGTACGTCCGTTAAACGTAAATTTGTTTCATTCATAATTAAAATGATATAAGGTTATGTATTTATGATACCATATTAGTATACTAAAAACAATTATTGGCCTTTAACATGTCTCAAATTAAAAACTTCATTCATGATCACAACATTACCACTAATGAGCAGTTCAAAAAGCACCTAACCAGGATTAACAAACTTTCATCTAGTGATAAAAATTTGAACATCCTGGTTAACTTACTTTTAATTAATTTCTTAAGATCTAAGCATTAATTAATTTCTTATTCCTTTTGATCTCTTTTAAAGCTTCAGCACTTGCTGATCCTTTTTCTTGTAACCCATGCAATAAAAGTGCAAAAGGTTTATTTTCAAAACATAAAGAGTCATCTTTATCTATTTGTAAATTAAGTTTCTTTGCTTCATCTTCACTAAATACAACTTTTGAATACTTAGTAAAATATCCTTGGTCTATCAAGTGATCATATCTAGAACCATAGGATGCAACCATATAAAAATTATTAGGCAGTAAAACTTCCATGAAAAATTTAAGTGATTTACTATAACAATAAAATTTTATATCTTTATTTAACTTGGCTACATTTAACCAAGCTTTTAAATATAAAGGATGATAAAAGTCTCCAGATTCATGAATCCTTACCTTTAAAACATTCTTTCTATTACTTTGAATAGAATTATTAATTAAATTAGTTAATCCTTTTAAATCATTCTTTACAACATAACTATTAATTAAATCAAAATTATATCTTCTACTTTTATAAACATTCGGATAGCGTAATTCTTCACTAGCTGCGAAACAAGTAAATAAACTTTCACTTCCTCTGTTTAATACTCTCTTATCGCCTTTAATAGTCACAAAAGCTTTACAACTATTAGCGCCTGGACACGTTAATCCAGCTGGTAAAGAAAATATCAAAGTATCTTTTGATAACTTTTTATTTCCCTTACTAAATTTTAGTAAGTTCATTTTTTTAATTAAATAAGTTTGAATTTAAAAGAGAAGTTTTTACACTTCTATTATGTATTTTAACATATATTTGATATATGATAATATCAATTTTCTTCAATAAAATAATCCATTGCTTTCTGAGCATGATATATCTTTGATAATTCTGTTTTTGTTTCCTCTATTGCATCTTCTCTTTCATCTAATAGTCTTTCTCTATCAGCTAAAAGTTCATTGATGTATTGTGCGATTTCTTGATTCATTGTTTTAATTAAATAAGTGTTTAACGCCTTTAACCTTAAACGCCTTTAAGGGCCTTTAAAATTCCAGGATATTTGAAACTAAATAAAATAGTTTCATAAAAGGATATTATTAGTATCTCTTTAAGTAACTATTATTATTTGTTTTGAAGTCTACAAAACCAAACTAAATATTTAAAAGGATTATCTAATATTTTAAAGATTTCATCGATTCTCATTTCTAAATCTTTAATTTCTAGATCAGTTAATCGGCCTTTAAAGACTTCTTCTGCTGGTGTATCAAAGTGAAAATCTAAATCATTTAAAACTAAATCTTTTATAAACTGTTTAGCTTCACTTCTATTAGTTAGTTTTTTATTAAATTTCATCTTGCTGCTACTTCACTTTCTAATAAATTATCTATAAATTTATATACATCCTCATATCCTACATTTTCAAATATTAAAAGAGCTTTTCCAAATTGTTCATATTCTCTACATCCGAATATCTGATTTGCATCATGTACTTTATATTTCCATCTATGAGTACTAATTGAATTTCTTATCTTATACATATTCTCATAATTTCTATAAAATGGTTTTCTTGTCTTTTCTTCTTCTTCTTCTTTCTTTAAATTTCTATCGGTAGTATATCCGATAAAATCTAAATAAAAATCAAATAAAGTTGATTTAAATAATTGTTTTTTAAAGGCTTCATCCATTTCATAAAGATCTTCAATATGTTTGAAATGTTTGTTTTGATAGTTCATTTTTTTTATTCTCCAAAATTTGAAAGTTCAGTACTTGACCATTCGTATAATTCTTTCTTCATCGTTTTAATCACTTCTTTTTCTTTGCTCATCCAATCTTCATTACCTAATAATAAATAATGATTTCCATTCTCCAATATTTCATACCAACCACCAAAATGAAAAACTCTTACATATTTTGTTTTTCCATCGCTTGTATCTTGAGAGCAATTAATCATATAGGTATCAACCCCCATATCTTCCAATAATTTAAAATTCTGTTTTATAAATGGAACATCATAAAATCTTGATTCCCATTTTTCAAAAGTTAATTTTTTCATAGGTTTAATTAATAAATTGAATAAGAAAAAGTAAGTCAATTAAGACTTACTTAATAGGATGATTAACAGATTCATTCTTTAATAAATCATCTTCTTGTATAGAAAATAACTTATTAAATAAAGTTTTATAAAATTCTTCTTTGCTTCCTTTCCCTCTAGCTAGATAATCACTAGATGAATTAATAGCAAGAACAATCGTGTTGTATTCTTCAGCATTTAGAAATTTCATAAGTTTAATTAAATAAATAAATGGTTTTTAATTCTTAGCTTGTAATAAATCACAAGCTAATTGAACACCGTTCTTACAATCTATCTTTTGAGATTTTAACAGTGAGTGATCTAATGCACTAACCAAAATAAAACCGAGAGATAAAAATAAAAATAAATTTTTAATCATTTTTTATTTCTCCTTTTTTATAAAGAGTTTTACTTGTGCTTGTCCATTGTAAAAAGCATCCTTATGTCCTACCAATTTATAACTAGTAGGCATTTGTGATAGCCATTTTAAAAATTCTTGGTTCATGATTGAATTAAATAATTTAATGGTGTTTAGCTTGAGTGACTCTGTAAGGCTTTCTAATCTGTAATTGGTCTTACCATATGGAAAGATAATTATGAAAGCTTAGAATAGCTTAAAGAGTGCACCAAGAGAGAAAAATAAAGTATACTTTCCCCTACCCCATTGTAGCTTATGGATATAATGGTATATATTTTTATACCTAATTGATATAAAACTTAATATATGGGGGTGTAGTTGCAGATTTTTTGCCCCATATCTATACACGGGGAACTTAAATATATTCTGATTAATTTTTTGGTTCTATGCGAATAGCAAGTTCAGGAGCTTGAATGTTGACTGTCTCTACGGATTCGCCTACTACTTTACCTAGGGAATCTAGTATTTGAGCAGCTGTTTGAAGTTGACCTTTAGATATAGCTTTGTTAAAAAGACGCATACGCATAGCTTGTAATCTAGGAATCATTTTATCTCTTTCTTTTAACCAATCTTGATCATTCCATTCTTTAACTTTATTCCAATCGTTCCAGCCAGTTGTTTCTGATATACCTTCTCTTTGAGAATGTTCTATTACTAATTGTCTGGTTGTTTTACCTTCTAGCTGTCTGGAGTAAAGTCTTTGACATCTAGCTTCTATTACTGCTCTTGAATTAGTACCTCCTGTGTATTTTTGAACACGAGGTTTACGTTGAGGTGCTGGGAGGTCGTAATTTAGATTGTTAATGAAAGATTCAGCCACGGACTTAGTCTTATAAGGGGGTTAATAACTGAATGATAACCTTAAAAGTGTAAAATGCGAAAAAAAATGAGTAATATTATGAAAAACAGGGATTTATGAGCTTGAATGAGATTAGTTTAAGATATGCACAGGGGGAGGTATTCAATAGTGACAAAAGATTTAGGTTGTTGGTTGCTGGAAGAAGGTTTGGGAAGTCATATTTATCCTGTATCGAGTTGCTCAGAGGAGCTATCAATAGACCTGGGGAGGTTTATTTTTATTGTGCTCCTACTTATAGGATGGCAAAGGATATTGCATGGAAAGAATTAAAGAGATTAACACCTAAGACATGGATTCAAGCTAAAAATGAAACAGATTTAAGAATTGATTTAATAAATGGGTCAAGTATTGAGTTAAAAGGAACTGAAAATGCTATGGCATTAAGGGGAAGAAGTTTAGCAGGTGTTGTATTGGATGAAGCGGCTTTTATGGAACGAGATGTTTGGGCTGAAGTTATTAGACCTGCATTGGCTGATAAACAAGGTTGGGCATTGTTTATTAGTACACCTGATGGTACTGCGAGTTGGTTTTATGATATGTGGTGTTTTTGTGGTGAACAGGAGTTAGATGATTGGCAGAGATGGAGTTTTACTACGATTGAAGGGGGTAATGTTAAAGCTGAAGAGGTAGAAGCTGCTAGAAGTCAGTTAGATGCGAGGACTTTTAGGCAGGAATTTGAAGCTAGTTTTGAAAATCTTACTGGATTAGTTGCTGTTAGTTTTAGTGATGAAAATATTGACAAGGAAGTACAGGATTTACATATGCTTCCTTTGTTATTGGGTTTAGACTTTAACGTAGACCCTATGGCTGGTATCTGTGCGGTGAAACATAATGATACACTATATGTCTTCGATGAAATCATGCTGACAGGAGGTGCTACCACTTGGGATTTTGCAGAGGAAGTTACAAGAAGGTACGGGGTAGATAGAAGAATTATTGCTTGTCCTGACCCTACGGGTAATGCAAGAAAAACTAGTGGGGTTGGGGTTACAGATCATACGATTTTAAGAAGATCTGGTTTTACTGTTATGAGTCCTAAGAGTCCGTGGAAGATTAGAGATAAAATTACTGCTGTTAATACGGCTTTGTATGATGCAGATGGGACAAGAAGGACATTGATACATCCTAGATGTAAGGAATTGATAAAAGCACTAAGAACTCTGACATATGCACCTAATACTGGGCTTCCTAATAAAAATTTAGGAGTAGATCATGCTTTTGATGCTTTTGGTTATCTATGTTTGCAACAATTTAATTTGGCAAAACCAGAGACATTAGGTCAAACTGCGTTTAGAATATACTAAGAGTTACTTTTTACTATGCCAAAAGGCGCAGGAACTTATGGTTCTAAGGTTGGAAGACCCAAGAAAAAGAAGAAAAAAACTAAAAAGAGGTGTAACTGTGGCTAAGAAAAAAGGGCTTTATGCCAATATTCACGCAAAAAAGAAGCGTATTAAAGCTGGTAGTGGTGAAAAGATGAGAAAACCTGGAAGTAAAGGAGCACCAACGGCCGCTGCATTTAAAAAAGCCGCTAAAACCGCTAAGAAAAGGAAGAAATAGCTGTAAAAGTTCTAAATTCACGGTAGTATAATCATATAAGTAAAATTTTCTTTAAATCATGGCATTTTTTCGTGGCGAAGAAGGCTCTGTTTATTTCGATAACGGAACTGGATCTGTTGGAGCTATAGCCTCTACAACTGCATGGTCGCTAGACGTAACAAAAGACACTCTTGATGTAACTGCTCATGGGGATACTTCAAGAAAAAATATAGGATCTTTAAGATCAGGTTCAGGTACTGTGGATCTAATCTATACAGCAACATCTGGAGATGATACTGCTGAAATTATTACAGATGTATTAACTGCTGAAGATTCTGGTGATGCTTCTTTTGAGTTATTTATAGATACATCAGGATCTAAAAAACTTACTTTTAACGGAATTATTACAGGAACTACATATAGTTCTACTGTTGGAGATTTAAATACAGTTTCAGTTAGCTTTATAACTAATGGTGATATTACTTCTGCTATCTAATGCCTAAAAAAAAGGGAGTAAGTTTATCTGTCGGACGAGGTGAAAAATCTCGTAAGGGAGGACTTACTGCCAAAGGTAGGGCAAAATACAATCGTGCTACAGGAAGCAACTTAAAAGCACCTGTAACAGAAAAAAATCCCACAGGAAAAAGAGCAGCTAGAAGAAAATCATTTTGTGCAAGGATGAGTGGGATGCCTGGCCCACTAAAAGACAAAAAAGGCAGACCAACTAGAAAAGCGTTAGCCCTAAAAAGGTGGAGATGTTAAATGACTTTTGCAATTCCAGGCAAAATTAAAACAAAGATTATTACTTCCACTTCGCCAGGTGGAGTAGATAGTCCTTTTACTAGAACAAGGGCTGTTCTGGATATGATGAAGAGTTGGGAAATAATGAAAGCTGTTACTGAAGGTACTGAATATTTAAGAGAAAATAGCGAAGCGTTTTTACCTCTAGAGCCACGGGAGGATTATGACGCTTACATGGCAAGAGTAAATAGAGCAGTATTTAGTCCGTTTACACAGAGATTAATAAGAGCAGCTACAGGTTTAGTTTTAAGAAAACCAATATCACTTATAGGAGATCCTTATTGGACTGAAATGTTTAAAATGGATGTTGATGGTTGCAAGTCAGATTTAGACGAATATGCCAGAAGAATATTAA